CGGTGCTCGTTTCTTGAACTCTTGATACTGTTCGTCTTCGGCCAGGTCAGTAATGCGCATGGTTTCAATGTTGTACTCCAAGTCAATTTTTTGCCCCACGCCCGTAGACGAGCGCGACTTCATACACTGTATTTGATACTTGCCACGTTCCTTCATGGCCCGCGACGTAAAGATACCAAACACATTGTCTGCTGTGTTGATCTTTGAGATACCACCCGATATGTGCGAATGGTCAAACTCAATTTCCTCCACAGCCGATCGGTTCAACTGCGATGCAGTGACCATCAAGATACCCAGCTCTTTGGCTAGATTTCTCAATTCTTCAGAAACATACTTGTCTTTGACAAACAAGTCGTTTGGGCTGACTTTGGCACTCACAGGCATCAGTAAGTCCAAATAGTCTACCATGATAAAATCCACCCGGTGTCCAGTCTTGATCTGATACTCTTTCAAGAACGCACGAATGTCATTGATGTTGCTCTGTGCCGGCAAGGCCTTGACTTGATAGCTGCCGGCTTTTTTGCCCACCAGCCGGACCTTGAGTGCTGCTGTTTCTTTGTCCTTGCGAATCTCTTTGGTGCTCATGTTGGTCAACATGGCTGCTGTGCGTAAGCCTGTTAGCTCTTCTGAAAGTTCCAGCGTGATGTAGACACCATGCAAACCTTGCTGCACCCAGTTCAGTGCAATGTTCATCATCACAAGACTCTTACCTGAGCCTGATCCGCCGGCAAAGATATTGAGTTCACCTCTGCTGAATCCACCATACAGCAGTCGATCCAGTTGCGGCCAACCTGTCGAAACTTGCCCACCAGCATCAAAATATTTGCTGAACATGCCTTCGGGATCCAGCCAAAAGTCTGTGCCTAGATCCTTGGTCAATGATATCTGTACAGCATCTTTGATCAGTTTTTCCACTGGCTCAAACTCGCCCTTTTCCAACAAGTCTGCTGACTTGAGGATAGCACGTTCCAGCTCTTGGCGTCGAGTAAATGCCTCAAATTCAGTCATGAACCACTCATAGTGGCCTTCATTGAGGTCAGGCACAGATTCTAGTTTCACACCAGTGGTAGCTGCAATTTGTGTGCGATCAGGCAGTGTCTTGTGTTGATCCGAATGCTCTTTGATAAACTTGGCCGCAGATCTCAAACTGCGATCAAAGTTGTCTGGATTGTAGATGTTTTGAACGCGAACATAACTGGCCGCATCCTCCAGCATCATTTCCAAAAACAGTCGTTGCACATCAATTGAGTACTCTTTTAGCATAGTTTGTTCTTGACTGTTGTTTCAAAAAAATATTTGTTACCATCTTGGCCATGGTGTCCAAACCAGCCATATTGTGCAAAGTCGGCTGGTTTGTGTTTGTCGAGATTGACATTGTACAGAGAATTGTCAAAAACACAACATTTCTGGTGGCCGACGCAATAGTCTAAAATGTACTGACTGGGTCCCCAGCGATTGTTTATGTCAAGATTTTTACTCAAGTTAACAATTACATAATGTGCTTTACACTGATCTAACCATTGAGTCAATAAAAATATCTGTCTCAAAATTTGCGTCTCAAGCCAACTGCGATCGCTTATCAACACTGACAATCGGTCAAGTTCTTTGTGTTGCAAGTTGATCAATCCACGATGACTCTCAACGTTTGAATTATCACAGGTCCAAGAACTTGTGTCAAAAATGTTAGCAGTGAGTTCAGTATTTTTGTGATCATCAAATATCGTGATTCGTTCCAACGGAGGCAAGCCAATGATAAAAAAATCTTGGTCAAACTTATACTGATGTTGTTCGCAAATCAACATATGGCACACACTGTCAAAGCTTATCTTGGGGCGACTGCAATTGATCACGGTGTTTACAGCTAAAAATTCAGCAGCCAGGCCCCAAAAACTTTGTTTTGGTTTTACACACACATTGGGAGTACTGTGACTGTCGCCAAATACCCAAAGCCTACGAAAGTTTTTTGACAAGTTGCTTCTTCCTCAATTCAATTTTGACACGGCTGGTTTCGCGTGCTTGCATTATAGTTAGCAGTGTTGCCAATCGTCCATACTTTCGTACTGCATCGTTGGCGTCTTTGCAGTCGGGCCAGTCAGGGATGCTCACTGCCCAGCCCAGTTCCACAGCACGATCTATCAGCTCAAGGCCAGCACGATCCTGATCTGGCACCACAGTGACCGCACGGTCTAGAGTGCGTATCAGTCTGGCCTGTGCATCTGAAATAGTGTTGTGCATCACGGCCACACCGCCAGTGCTGAGTGCATCAAAGATGCCTTCCATGACCAACACATGCTGCCAGTCAGCAGGTTGCAAATCAATGCCAAACACATAACCAGGCTGTGTGTGACTGATGAACTTGGGTGCACGGCCATCCAGCATTCTAGCAGTCCAACCCACCACACGTCCATCGTAGGTGAATGGTATGGTAATGTGTTCACGCACCCAGTGGATACCATCGGTGCGTATGGTAGTCATGGCCGGAAAATCCTCGGGCACACCACGGTCTCTTAGATACTGCCAGTATTTGGGCAATTCAGGAGTGATTACTTCGCTGCCGGGAGGGAAGTCATCCATCTCCTCAAACTCAATGGCACTGAGTTGATTGGCAACGCGAGCACGGTCATCCAAGATACCATGCACACTGCGGTGCCGCATGCTTTCAAGATTCAGCAAGTCAATTTCTTGCTCGGGCACATGCAGAGCTGCCAACAGTTTTCGAGCTCGATAGCCTAGGCCGCGGCCCAGAACAAAACTGGCAGTGGTGGAACAATTGAAACAGTGATAGCTCCAGCCTTGATCACTGGGTTTAAGGCCACCACGTGTGCGTCGATCATCACACAGCGGACAGTGAAAACTGATCCAGCCCGACGGAGTCTGTTTGCGTCGGGCTGGCAGATATGTCAGGATGTCAAGCATCTAGTGATTGTACACTATATTTTGGAAACAATCAACGATATAGAACGTTTTCAACTAGGCCATTTGAAAACACTGCCACAGCACTTACGGTGCCACCAAACTGCATTGGCAAATAACCTGATCCACCGTTGGTTATGGTTACCCCAGCAATTTGATTGGTGGCAATGGTACAGGTGGCAGTGGCATTGCTACCAGTGCCCAAAATGGTTATCAAGGGAGGTGCTCGGTACTGAAATCCTGGATTGGTAATGGTTATGCCAGTGACCACACCGTCTGTGACCTGAACATTGCCACTGGCTCCATATCCTATGCTGTTGTTGAAAGCCAAGCGCAGCAGCGGATGAAATCCTGCAATGTTGAAATAGTCAGTGGTTGTGGCGCTGAAGTATTCACGAGTCTCGCTCACATTGGTCCAAACAGATTCATAATTGGGCGCTGCCTGCACTTTGACTGTGCCAGTGTAACCCACAAGATCAAATTTGATTGTAGTATAACCACTTTGATTGCTGGGCATTTCACTGCTGTACCATTCAGTCATGCTGACAAAATTTTGTGGCTGCGGAGTCAGCGCCCAGTCTGGCCAGTTGGTGCTGTTGGCTCCTACCACTTGTTGTTTGCCATAAGGAGTAGGCACAGTGCAATCAAAGCTGGGCACAAACTGTGGAAACACTGAGTCTACAATGTCGCAGTCTGCTCTGGCCTGTGCATTGGCATTGACATACACTGCCTGCACATAGTCACCACTCACACGTTCAATGCTGTAGCTGGCTGGCTGTGCTTGGATGTTAATGGTGTCGGCACTGTCTAGTACTACTTTGACTCGGCCAGTGGTAGCACTGAGTATGGTCATGGGCTTTTCCAACAACAGTTGATCTCCTGCTTGGTTTACCAGTCTAAATTTAAATGTGCTGCCCGTTATATTAACTGGTTTTTGATCTTGATTTAGGAATTCAAACAACAGCACGTTGTCAACTCCTTTGTTTACGGTTAAAGATTTGGCATACACTGGTTCGTACCTCGCTGTGAAATATCCACCACTGGTGTCAATCAAAAACACTTTGGTAATTTGTTGATATAAGTAACAAGTGGTTGAATACATTAGGAATCCTCAAAACGTATTTATGGGCAACAATCTATTTGAAAAACTGACGGAAAAATACCCCTTTATAACATTATGTCTCTATGCCAATCAAGAGTACGTGGGGATAGTTCAAAATCGCGATGACACAGTGACCACAATCTATGATTTTGGCAGTGTACAGCATCAACCCGACAAGCTGGAATTTTTAGAACTGGCTTCGGTATGGTGGTGGGAAAGCAACCGATCCATACCCATCAACATTTTTTTGCGTAGAGAGTGGGACAAATTCCGACCCACTCTGAGAACATTTATCAACAAAGACCTTGAAATTTTGCACGGACCCACATGCAGTCTGCTGGACATGGCTCGCAAAAAAAGCAAACGCAAGAGCATTACCTTGGTTCGCAGGATGCTCTGAATGCCAACATTAACTCATCTAAAGAAATAATACTTTTACTACTCTTGCTGCTGTTTTCTTTTGCTTCAAGTATTCTAAGATTAAACGGATGATTAACCACCTTTGCTGGCAGCTTTGCATTCCACGAATCTAAGATGCTAAACTTATGATCAACATGATATGTCTTCTGCCCTAACACGTACCCTTGTGCTTTAGCCCATCTTTGAGCCTGTTGTCTAATCGCTCTAGCATAATGTCTATAGTCTTTTGCAAGTTCGG